ATAAAAATATCGATGTACCTCAAGAGGTAATTTATTATCCTATTGAATATAAAGAACGCCCCAATAGAGAAGAAGCATTAAGTGCTTTAGGATTAGATCCTAATAAAAAGCATGTTTTACACGTTGGGTTATTTACACCAAGAAAAAACCAATCAGAATTTTTTGAATATGCTCGATTACTCCCAGATGTTGAATTTCATAGTGTAGGTAATCAAGCAGATAATTTTAGAGATTATTGGGAACCATTAATGTCTAATAAACCTCCCAATGTAACCTGGTGGAATGAACGTAGTGATGTTGATAATTTTTACAAGGCAATGGATTTATTTCTATTTACTTCACGTGGAACTAATACGGATAAAGAAACAATGCCTTTAGTAATTCGTGAAGCAATTTCATGGAATATGAATTTATTAATTTATAATCTTCCTGTATATTTAGATTATTTTGATCAATTTGATAATGTAGATTACCTAGATTTTGGGGACAAAAATAAAAATGTAAATATAATTAATTCAATTTTAGAATTATCAGATTTCCAATATTCAAAACCTTTAAATATTGACCCCGAGGAAGAAGCATTTATTATTTCAACTTATCCTGTTACTAAAGCTATAATAGATACAACTAAAGAATGTATTGAAGCTGTTAAAAAAACAGGTCGTAAAGTAATATTAACCTCTCATATTCCTATCCCTGAAGAATTAGATAAATTAGTTGATTATTCTATTAATGATAATAATAACATTTTAACTAAACATACATTTTATAAACATTCTTGGATATCAAATGATAAAATGAAAGCCCAAGTTAATCTTACGGGTGAAGATAATGATGTATATCATGGTCCTACTTGTTATACAAATTATTATAATGGGTGTTCTTTAGCGGAAGGTTTAGGAATAAAAAAAGTATATTTTCTTAATTATGATTATATTATACAAGAGGATTCTTATGTAAATAAAATAAGTTCAATTCTTAATTCTAAGAATGCATTTTTTGGACAAGACATTGCTGCTGAAGGAAATCAAATAATTACTTGGTTTTTAGGAATTCACCCTAAATTTTTTCTTCAAAAACCTAAAATTAATAATGCAGAACAATATGATAAGTTAATGCATGATTGGGGTTCTGAATCTAATGGTTTAGAAAATCTTATGTATCACGGTTTTAAAAATGATTTAAATATTCATTGGGAGTCTAAAGAAAAATTTCAAGAAGAATGTACTAAAACCTTTATACATAGAGATTATTCCCGTGTGGAGTATTTTTCAGTATTACCTAGTAATATTCCTAATCATTTTGTTCCATATGTCCAAATTTCAAATAATAATGATAGCCGTTTATTAAAATATACACTTGAAAAAAATGGAAAAATTATTAATCAATCTGAATATGAAGTTACTAGTAAATTTCATACATACGATATTGTAAAATTTACTGAAGGAGACATATTTAAAGTAATTTGGGATACTTATGATTTAGTTACTAATTCAATTTTAAATTCTAAAGTTGTAGAAATAAATGATGATTATATAAATAATCAAATAGATAAAAATGGTTTATTTGAATGGTTTGGTGATCAAACTGAATTTATATCTAAGCTTAAAATAAAATTAATGCATTTGGTTACTGAACCAGATACAAATAAAAAAGAAATTAGATCAGTAGAAAACATTAAAGAATTTTGCCAATTAACAGGTATTAAATATGAACAACGTATTAATAAAATTTGGACTGAAACTCCACCAAAAGATACTTGTAATAGACCTAATGATGTTCAAGATAAACCTGGGTATTATAAGTTAGCCCCAGGACATTATGGGTGTTATAAAGCACATACAGATGCTATTTTAGCTGAAGATAATAAAGATTATGATTATATTTTAATTTTTGAAGGTGATGTAATTGTAGATTCTCCTTTTAGTGAATTAAGACAAGCATTAGATCGTTTTAGTAGATTATCAAAAGAAAACAATCAGGATATAATTGGATTTGGTAACCCATTTAATAATCGTAATTTAAATGGACCTAAAATAGAAGATATTTATACAAATGTAACACCATTTATCCCAGCTCAATCATATTTAATTAATAATAATAGATTAGAATATATTCAAGATAAAATTAAAAGTACTCCTTGGGATGCATTTGATATGTGGGTATGTAATGTAGCACAATTAAAAGTAGGTACAGCTGAAAAAATTTATACTAAACATCTCCCAGGATTTAGTATTATAGAACAAGAATTTAAAGGAATGGATGAAAATAGTCCTGAAATTTACGCAACAATATGAAGATATGTCATGTAGATCCCGCTTGTGGATTAGCTATACCTCCAAAAAATTGGGGAGCAATTGAAAAAATTATATGGGAGTTTGAAGAAAACCAAAGAAAATTAGGTCATCATTCTACCCATAAACTATCTAGTTTTATTAATCCTGGGGAATATGATATAGTTCACTGCCATGTAGCTAATTTAGCAATAGGTTTAAAAAATAAAGGTATTCCTTATATTTATCAACTCCATGACCATCATGTAAAATATTATGGTAAAGAATCTTCTACTTTTAAAGAAAACTTAGAAGCCATTGAAGGCTCTTTAATATCATTAATGCCCGCTAAATGGTTAGTTGATTATTTTGACCATCCTAAATGTGTATATTTTCCACATGGAGTAAATACTGATGAATTTTTCCCACCCCCATTTAATAAACCAAAACCAGATGAACCTAAATTATTAATGGTTGCTAATAATGGTATGGGTGGGAAAAATGGACATGACCGAAAAGGATTTTCTTATGGAGTTGGTTTAGCTATATTAAATAACTTACCACTTACTATTGTAGGTCCTAAAAACAATCAAAATTGGATAAATGAAAATTTATGGGTTTTAAATTATCCTAAACTAAATTTTATTTGGGAGCCTGATAATAAAGATTTAAGAAAAATTTATTGGGGTCATGATATTTTCCTCCATCCATCAGAATTAGAAGCAGGACATCCAAATCTTACATTATTAGAAGCTGCAGCTTGTGGGTTACCTATTATAGGATGGATAGAAATGGAAACAGATTTTCATGGTTTATGGAGAGCCCCTCGTAATATATTTCGTATGAATGAAGGATTAGATGATATTTTAAATAATTGGGATAAGTATGTAAATAATTCTACTCAAACTGGAAGAGATTTTAGTTGGGAAAATAGAACAATTGAATTATTAGAAATATATAAACAATTTTAAGTTATGAAACAAGAATTAATAAATACCTATAACTCTATAAAAAATTTAAATTTACCTATTAAAGTTCCCTCTAATACTTTTAATGTTAATTTTATTGAAGGAGCTTTTATTGAAATTTTAGGTAAACAAGATAAAAAATATAAGGTTATAATAAAAAATCTAGATACTAATAAGATAGTTCATGATACAATTATTAATAATAATATGTGGACTAGAACTAATATAAAATATTTTGTTCGTTGGGAAATTAAAGTTTATGATTTATCTATTAATGAATTAGTATTTAAACATCAATACAACCCTGAAGGTAAACGTGTTTATATCCATTTAGATTCAGATGCTATTGGTGATACATTAGCATGGTTTCCATATGTGCTTGAATTTCAAAAACAACATAAATGTAATGTAATTGTTTCTACTTTTAAAAATAAATGGTTTGAAAATTTATATCCTGAACTAGAATTTGTAAACCCAGGAGATTCAGTTCCTGATTTATATGCTATGTATGGTATTGGGTGGTTTTATAAAAATGAAAATAATAATAAAACATTTGATTCTCAAAGAATTCCTTGTGATTTTAAACCTTTACCATTACAAGAAACAGCAACTAAAATCTTAAATTTAGACTATAAAGAAATAAAACCTTTAATAAACTTTTTAGACACTGGTCGCCCTATAGAAGAAAAATATGTTGTAATAGCTCCTCATGCTTCAGCACATGCTAAATATTGGAATTATCCTGGAGGGTGGCAAGAAATAATTGATGTTTTAAATGAAAAAGGATATAAAGTAATGATGATTACACATGAACCTTTAAATGATGGGTGGCATGATTCAAAATTAGGAGGAACTTTATTAAATGTAATTGATGAAACTGGTGATTACTCAATTGAAAAAAGGATGAATCAAATAAAACATGCTGAAGCTTTTATAGGAGTTGGAAGTGGTTTATCCTGGTTAGCTTGGGCTATTAATACTCCAGTAGTGATGATTTCAGGGTTTAGTGAATCTTATACTGAATTTGAAGACTGTGAAAGAGTCTCAACCCCTGAAGGTAATTGTACAGGATGTTTTAATAGAGAATGGTTAAATCCTGGGGATTGGGAATGGTGTCCTGATCACAAAGATACCCCAAGACAATTTGAGTGTACTAAATCTATTAAACCTAGTCAAGTTTTAACTTCTATTCAAAATTTATTACATTTTTAAATGGTTATGTCATATGTATTGTAGAATAAAATAAATAAATAAGTTATTATACTAATTTGACTTTTAATAAAAAGTATAATATTTATAACAAAACATATTTTTAATCTACAATAAAATGGCAGAAACATTATTATCACCAGGTGTATTAGCAAGAGAAAATGATCTCTCAGCAATAACCGCCCAACCAATTCAAGCAGGTGCTGCAATCATAGGTCCTACTGTTAAAGGTCCTGTTGGAATTCCAACATTAGTAACCTCATACAGTGAATATGCTCAAGCATTTGGAACAACTTTCTTAAGTGCAAGTTTACAACAAGAATTTTTAACTTCAAATTCAGCTTACAATTATTTTAATAATGGTGGAACTACACTATTAGTAACTAGAGTTGTATCTGGGTCATTTACAAGTGCAACATCAACAAACATTTCAGGTAGTGGAGTAGCAGTAGCAACTTCTTTTACTTTGAAAACATTTGGTGAAGGTGAAATTATGAACAGTTCAGGTTCAGAAGTAGATGGCGCTTTAGTTTCAGGATCATCTGATAACTTAAGATGGGAAGTAGCAGGATTTAGTACTTCTTCAGGTACTTTCTCATTATTAATTAGAAGAGGTGATGATACTACTTCAGAAAAAACAGTATTAGAATCTTATGCTAATTTATCATTAGACCCAACAGCACCAAATTATATTTCAAAAGTAATAGGTGATAGTTACAAAACAGTTAATACTAGTGATACAACACCATACGTTCAAGATAATGGTACTTTCCCAAATAGATCAAGATATGTATATGTTTCAGCTGTAAACTCAAAAACCCCTCAATATTTTGATAATAATGGAGATTTTAAATCTGAATATACAGCATCACTTCCAGCAGTAGCAAGTGGTTCATTTGAAAACGCAACAGGTCAAGTTTATTTCAACACTGCAGGAGCTGCATTTAACGAAAAAATTACTACAGCTGCAAATATTCAAGGTTTAAATAATACTAATTACACAACATCAATTGATTTATTATCAAATCAAGATGAATATAATTTTAATTCAATTACAGTACCAGGTGTAATGATTGAAACTGCTCCTTCTACAACTACCAAATTAATTAATATGGTACAAGAAAGAGGAGATGCATTAGCAATTGTAGATGCTTCAACTTATGGAGCTACAATTAACGCTATGACAGCAGAAGCTTCAGCATATAATTCAAGTTATGCAGCAGTTTATGCTCCTTGGCTACAAACAACAAGTCCAGAAACAGGAGAATTAGTATGGGTTCCAGCTTCAACAATGATTCCAGGAGTTTATGCTTACAATGATAGAGTAGGAGAAGCATGGTTTGCTCCTGCAGGATTAAATAGAGGTGGATTAGCTACAGTAGTTAGACCAGAAAGAAAATTCTCACAAGCAAACAGAGATACTTTATACCAAGGTAAAGTAAACCCAATTGCTTCATTCCCAGGATCTGGTACAGTAGTATTTGGTCAGAAAACATTACAAACTAAAGCAAGTGCTTTAGATCGTGTAAATGTTAGAAGATTATTAATTGAACTTAAATCTTATATTTCTCAAGTAGCAGATAATTTAGTATTTGAACAAAATACAATAGCTACAAGAAATGCATTCTTAAGCCAAGTAAACCCATATTTAGAATCAGTTCAACAAAGACAAGGTTTATATGCTTTTAGAGTAATTATGGATGATAGTAATAATACAGCGGATGTAATTGATAGAAATGAGCTAATTGGTCAAATTTATCTACAACCAACTAAAACAGCTGAATTCATTTACTTAGATTTCAATGTTTTACCAACTGGAGCTACTTTCCCAGCATAAAGAAAGAAAAATTTAATATTTATAACAAAACAACATAATATAAAGCAAAATGGCAGTAATAGATCCAAACGAAATATTTTTCACAGCTTTTGAACCAAAAGTACAGAATCGATTTATCATGTATGTAGACGGTATTCCATCGTATACAATTAAGGGTATTTCATCAGTCGGGTTCTCGCAGGAAGAAATTGTTCTTAATCATATCAACACATATAGAAAAGTTAAGGGTAAATTAAAATGGAATGATTTGACAATGACTATGTTTGATCCAATCACTCCTTCAGGAGCACAAGCCGTAATGGAGTGGGTTCGTCTACATCATGAATCTGTAACAGGTAGAAATGGTTATTCTGATTTCTACAAAAAAGATTTAACTATTGATGTTTTAGGTCCTGTAGGTGATATCGTTTCTGAATGGATTATTAAAGGTGCTTTTGTTAAAGCCGCAGAATTCGGAGAATATAACTGGGATAATGAAGCAGCAGCTCAAAACTTAACAGTTACTATTGGTATGGATTACTGTGTATTGAATTACTAATACAATTTTGCAATTATTTTTAAAGGGAGCTTGGCTATGTCAAACTCCCTTTTTATATTCATATTTATATATGATAATTAAGTTATAACAAATAAAAATTTATGGAAAATCCTACAAACCCCGAAGTACAACAACCACAGGCACCAACCCCTCCTGTTGCTACTTCCCAACCAGTTCAACATAAGTTTCCTACAGAAACTATAAAATTACCTTCTAAAGGTTTACTTTATCCAAAAGATCATCCTTTAGCTAGTGGAGAAATTGAAATGAAATATATGACCGCTAAGGAAGAAGATATTCTTACAAATCAAAACTTTATTAATAATGGTACAGTATTGGATAAACTTCTTCAATCTTTAATTATTACAAAAGTAAATTTCAATGATCTTTTCTTAGGTGATAAAAATGCAATATTAATTGCTTCCCGTGTTTTAGGATACGGTAAAGATTATGAATTTGAATTAGAAGGTGATGATTGTGTAGTTGATTTATCTTTATTAGAAAATAAAGAAATCAATGAAAGTTTATTTGTCCAGGGTCAAAATGAATTTCCATTTACTTTACCTCATACAGGTACAAATGTTACATTTAAATTAATGGATGGTCATACTGAAAATAAAATAGATAGAGAAATTAAAGGACTTAAAAAAGTTAATAAATTAAGTTCAGCTGAATTATCTACCAGAATGAAACATTTAATTGTATCTGTTGAAGGTGATGATACACCTAAAACAATTAGAGATTTTGTAGATAACTATCTTTTAGCCCGAGATTCTCGGGCACTTAGGGAATATATGAAAGATATACAACCTGATATTGATTTAGAAACAACAATAACCGTTAATGGTGAAGAAAGGGAAATGGAGGTACCCATCGGTATTAACTTTTTTTTCCCTGACGCATGATCAAGCTAAACAGTATAGAAGTAATTTATTCCAACAACTCCATGATATAGTATTTCATGGTAAAGGGGGATATGACTTCCATACTGTGTATAATATGCCTATATGGCTTAGAAATTTTACATATAGTTCTATAAGTAAATTCTATAAAGAACAAAGTGAAGAAAATTCAAAATCATCAGTAGAAGAATCTATAGCAAATATGAGAAAAGCAGGGGCTGTAGCATCTAAAAAAGATTCAAAAACTCCTAGTTATGTGACAAAGGCATCAAAAAAATGATGCCTTTTCATATTTATAACATATAATATTATATTCAATGGCAGATAAAACTGGTGACATCAAAAAACAAGCTCAAGAGAGTGCTGTAATAATTGAAGATGCTTTAAGATCTATATCTTCTCAAATTGGAGATATTTTCCAACAGGCATTAAATGAAGGTAGTGATGTTTCTAAAACCATGGCCAAGGATGTCCAATCCTCATTAAATTCTTTATCAAAAGTTTCTAAAGGTTTAGCTACTAGTTTTGAAAAAGCTAGTCAAGGTGCTTTTAATCTAAAAGATCTTACTAAAGAAATTCAAACACGAACCGCTAAAATTTCTTCTATAGAAACTCAAATTGAAATAGCTAGAAGAAATGGAGTAAAAGATACAAAAGCATTAGAAGCAGAATTAAAAAAAGTTAAAGCAACTAATGATGCTTATGTTAAAGAACTTGAAAAAGCTAATAGTTTATCCAAAAATATTAATAAAAGTATAGGATTAACAGGTATGGCTTTAAAAGGTATAGGTGCCGCAGCTCAAAAAATAGGTTTTAGTGGAATAGGAGATGTTATGGAAGAAGCTAAACAGGCTGCTGTTGAAAAAGCAAAAGCCTTAGGAGTTTCTGATAAAAAGTCATTAGGGCTTGTAGGTAAATTTAAAACAATGGGTGCTGCTCTTAAAGTAGTAGGTAAAGCAATTATTCGAAATTTAACAGATCCTTTAGTTTTAGCAGGTGTAGCTATAAAAGCTATGAAATCCGCAATCTCTTTTGTTACAGACGCTTATAAACAAGGGGAACAAGCTGCTTTTAACATTAGTGAGGAAAATGTAAGTATGGCTAGGTCACTAGGTATATCTCAAAAAGCAGCAAATAGCCTAGCAGGTTCAGTTGCAGGTATGGGTCCTACTACAGCTGCCTCTAAAAAATCTATTGAAGGCATTATGTCAGCAATGGGTTCAACTGAAAAACTTAGTACAAACACAGCAAGAGTATTTGTTAAATTAAATACTATGGCAGGAATGTCAGCTGAATCATTAGCAAAATTCCAAAAATTCGCTAAAAAAAGTGGAGAAGATGCAGGTACATTAGTATCTCAAATGGCAAAAACAGCAGGCTCTGCCATTAAAAATAATAAGCTTGCAATGACCCAAAGAGATTTGTTAGAAGAATCTGCAGATCAATCAGCATATGTCAAACTACAATTTGCAGGTCAAGGTCCTGCATTAGTAAAAGCAGTAGCACAATCCAAATCATTAGGTATAAACATGCAAAAAGCAAGAGATATGGCTTCATCTCTCTTAAATTTTGAAGATTCTATTGCTGCTGAAATGGAAGCTGAATTATTAACTGGTAAACAGTTAAACTTAGAAGAAGCTAGAGCTTTAGCTTTAAAAGGTGATAATATTGGTGCTGCTAAATTAATAGCAGAACAAGTAGGAGGCGCTGCTGAGTTCATGTCTATGAACGTTATACAACAAGAAGCATTAGCCAAAGCGGCAGGTATGAGTACCGATGAAATGTCCAATATGTTAAGTGGTCAAAAGGATATGGAAGCTAATGGTAAAAACTTAGTTAAAGACCAAGAAAAAGGTATTGCTGCTATGACTTCACAAGTATCATTAAGAGAAGATGCAGAAAATAGAGCAAGAAGAGCAGCAGAAGCAAATATATCAGTTTATTATGAATTAAAAGAATCTGTCCACGCAATTAATGATGCATGGATTAAAACTAAAAAAGTAGTAAATGACGCTATTAGTGAAGAGGTAATTAAACCTATGGCTGATTTTTTAATGAGTAAAGAAGGGAAAGAATTCCTAAAAAAACTTCCAGATTATGTTAAGTCTGCCTTAAAAGGTCTTAAAGAAATAGTTAAAACTATTGCAAATTTTACAAAAGAACACCCATGGTTAGTAGGATTAACTGCCGGGGCTGTTGCTACAGTTAAATTAGTTGGTGCTGAAAATATAAAAAATGTGCTTAGTGGTGGGTTTGATTTCTTAATGGGTAATAAACAAGGTGCAAAGGCTGCAATGGGAATAGATTTAGGTACAGATATGAACCCAATGACCGTTAAAATGGCTAATACCATGGATGTAGGGGATATAATTGGTGGGAAAGGTAAAGCCTCAATTTTAAAACAATTTAAAACTTTACTTACTAAACCTAAAGTAATGTTTAGAGCTTTAAGAATGAAGGGTAGTGGGTTTGGTAAAGTAATAGGCCAGTTAATGGGTAAATTTGGAAAATTTGGATCATTACTTGGAGGTTTAGGAAGTATGTTTAAAGGTTTAGGAAGCTCAATTAAATCAGGATTTGGAAATGTCTTTAAAAACATTAAATCAGGTTTATCAAAAGTATTTTCTAGTGGTGGTGGTGGTGCTAAGGCTGCTAAAGCTGCAAAAGGTGGAGGAAATTTCTTTTCAAGGGCATTTAATTCTGTAAAAAAAGGTTTATCAAGAGCAGGTAAAGGAATAGCTAATGTTGCAGGAAAAGTATATAATGCTGGTAAATCAGCTGTAAAATATGTTGGTAAAGGCTTATCAAAACTAAATCCTGTAAAAATGTTAAAATCAAAAGTAGGAAGTGGGATAGCAAAAGGAATGAGTAAACTAGCAGGGCCTGCCCTAGCAGCTGTTGCTGGTTTTATGGATATACAAAATGAAATTGGAATAGCTAAAATGCAACGAGCTGAAGGAAAATCAGTTGATACTGGTAAGTTAGGTAAAAGAATAGTTCAAAAAGGTGCATATCCAATAGCACAAGCAGCTTTAAATTTCATCCCAGGTGTAGGGACATTATTAATGGGAGCAGATTTTATACTTGATATGTTTGGTATTTCTCCTCTTAGATGGTTAGTAAATAACTTGGTTGATTTAGTCCCAGATAAAGCTTTTAAAGGTCTTGGAAAATATGCTTTAGGAAAACAGAAAAAAGTAAATGATGGTATTATAAATCCTAAAGGTGGGATTGTAATGCAAGGTGAACAAGGTACAATTCAATTAAATAAAAATGATAGTGTAATTGCAGGTACTAATCTATTTGGAGGTGGTAAAGGTGATGAAAAAGTAGTTAAATTACTAGAAAGATTAATAACAGCTGTAGAAAAAGGTGGTGATGTAGTATTAGATGGTCAAAAAGTAGGAACTGCTATGGCTGCTAGTAGTTATAGAATGCAATAATATAATATGTATAACAAAATAATATAAATTAAAATAAATAATCATGGCAAAATCATTAATTAAAAAACTAGAAACCACAGGCTCTCCATTGAGTTATGTTGATGGTAGAACCCCAAAACCAAATATTGAGGCTGCTCAAATCAGTCCACCTTTTACAAAGGAGAATATTTACCCTTTTACAACAAATCTCGAACCAGCAAACCCACCAGAAAAATATTTAGATAACCCTCCAGGATAAAAACTAATATATGCCCTTAATAGACTTAAAAACTAATCTTAAATCATTAAGATTCGGTAATGACCGCCCTGGTAATGGCTCATCAGCTGATGCTAGAGGGGCTTTTGCTGCTTTCCCAAATGGTGTTGACCCTTTAATTCCCTCAAATGAAGATGAAGATCAGGGAATACAAGGATTTACATCTAGTAATGAATTTGGAATTAGAGGGGGTTTATTAAGAGTAGGAGCAGCAGTAGATGATGTAGAAAGATTATTAAAACTTTACACTAAAACCAATGTAGGATTATCTTTTAATGCTGTAGCTTTAGCACAAGGATTGCTTGCTGATCCCATGCAAGTTTGGAATCCATTAGCAATACCTCTTCAAACAGCAGCAACAGGAATTGGGATAGGACACATTCCTGCATTCTTAAATCCTAATTTAAGAGATATTTTCTCTCAACCTTTTCCTGGCCCTACAGATTTAAGATCATCTACTAAACTCCAACCAGGTGAAAATGATGTTTATGGTATAGGTAAAGTAGCTATTGGTACTAATAATACATTAAAAGGTACTTTATTAGGAAATCCAATTGGTTCTCGTATTAGAAGAAAAAGAGGAGTAAAAGATGGTAAAGAACTTTATAATGTTGTTTATGATAAAAGCACCCCAGGAGTTCAAATAGGAGATACTGCAGATAGAATGGCTATGAAGCCTCTATACAATTCCTCTACAGTTGCTAAAGATGTTCAAGATAGTGATTTTATTAAATTTAGAATATCTGTTGTAAATAATGATAATCCTTCAGAAAGAACTTGGATTACTTTTAGAGCTTTCATAGATTCATTTAGTGATTCATTTAGTGCTCAATGGAGCGATGTTAAATACGTTGGTAGAGGTGAAAATTTTAAAACTTATGGAGGTTTTGGTAGAGAAATTAATATGGGTTTTACAGTTGCAGTCCAATCAAGACAAGAACAATTCCCATTATATGAAAAACTTAATTATCTGGCATCTTTAACAGCCCCAGATTATAGTGAAGAAGGTTTTATGAGAGGTAATTTAATATATTTAACAGTAGGGGATTATTTAAGGGATGTTCCTGGTGTTCTTAAAGGAATATCAATTGGAGGATTTGAACGATCTAGTTGGGAAATTGCTAAAAAATTAAATGGTAATCCTTTAGGAGAATATAATAATAGAAATAAATTATTAAAAAGAGAAGATAAAATAGCACAACTTCCTCATGTTCTCCAAGTTAGTGGATTTTCATTCACCCCGATTCATAATTTTGTACCTCAAAAAGGTTCTAAATTTATTGGATATGATCCTGCAGATGATATTATTCCAAAAGCACTAACTAATGATCAAATTGCAGCTCAAGAACAAGCAATATTAGATAGCGTATTATCCCCAGACCAATTCCTATAAATGAATAGATATAAAGACATAACAATATTTAATACAGAAAAAGGTAAACGTTATTATACTACTAATTTTTACCCAACAATTCCTTTATCGGATACAGATATATATGTTATAACAGATGATAGAGATAGGTATGATTTATTAGCGAACCAATATTATAATGATTCTAGTTTATGGTGGATAATTGCAAGTGCAAATCCTACCATACCTCCAACTTCTATCTTCCCCCCAGCAGGGTCTCAAATAAGAATTCCAATAAATATTTCATCAATTTTAAGAGAGTATACAAATATAAATAGGTTTTAAATTATGGCAAATATTATAGGTAACAATCCTGATTTATGGGCAAAAAACCAAGTTGATTTAAGACAACAATTATTAGGCCTCCAAAACAAATCCCCAGAAATGTTATCCTGGCAAACCAATAAAACTGCTTGGATTAGAGCTATTTCTGCAGTTACAGTAACTGATGAAAAAGCAAAAGAATTAACAGAAAGAGAAAATTTTGGTGGTGGAAAACTAGCCCAAGAATATGTTTTATTTAATGGTACTGTTGGGTTAGAATCACAAACTGATAAAAATGGTAATACAACATATGACCAAAAAACAAATGCTGGGGTATATAATGGTCAACAACCAAATAATTCGGTCTATGGATTTGAATATGATAGTGAAAGAGGTCTTGTACCTATGCCCGGTATTTCAGATTTAACAATTTCTACATATAATAGAGGTTCTTTAAGAAGAGCTTCTTTTAAGGTTAAAGCTTATAATAGAAAACAATTTGCAGCTTTAGATGCTTTATTTATGCGTCCTGGTTATACTCTTTTAATAGAATGGGGGCATACAACGTATTATACAGGCACTCCTGAAAAACCTAAATATAATACTGCTAATTTTAATACAAAACCTTTCTTATTATTAAATGAGTTTTTAGAGGGTAATGGGGGTGGTGGTCAGGATGATATCCTAAAAGCAATAAAAAGAGAAAGAGGAAATGGATTAACTAATGAATTTGATCAGAATGGAGAAGATTCAGGATTTACTGAAGGTAATTATGATGGTTTTTACGGAAAAATAACTAATTTTGTTTGGAGTTTAAATCCTGATGGATCATATAATATAGAAGTAAAAGCAATATCTACGGGTGATATAATTGAATCTTTAACAATTGATCATGTTACTTCAGTTGTTAATTCTACCCCTAAAATAATCAAACCTGCCCAGTCATCATATTCAGATGATAGTGCATTTGAATATATTTCATGTTATAAAGGAAAAGGTAAAAATAAAATTGAATGGGATGCAAAAGTAAAAAATCCTAAACGTTACCTAGAGTATTGGAGAAATCGTTTTGATGAAGAAAATACTGGTACAGGTACGTTTGCTCAGTGGAGAATGAATCCTGTTGCAACTGATCCTAGTTTTAAAGATGAAGTAGACGAATTTAAAAAGAACAAAACCAAATATTCCTCCACAATGTCTAGGTTTACTCTTAAACCACCTGCAAATCAAGTAGCACCAGAAGAACCAGGACCTGATGTATTGTTAACTAATAGAGATAGATCTAGATTAAATAAATTTTTATATGATAATTATAATTTTTTAAAGAAAAATTTTAATACATATGATGAAAAAGTTAAAACAAGCACAAAAGATAATCGAACTATTAGAGTATTTTCGACATTAGCAGTTTCTGATGATGCTGATAAAAAACTTATTTCTAATCAAGATTTAGTAATGATACAACCTTTAGTTCAAAGAGAAGTAACAGATGGAATATCAGGGAATAGTTTAGGAGGAAAATATTATCTTAGTAAGAATGCTCCTTACCAATATATGTCGTTAAGAAAATTATTAAAGTTTATTGAAGATGAACTTTTAATATATAATGGCGGAGATCTAAAAGATCCTAATTCTGCTGCAAATGAAATACAAAAAGCAGCTATTATAGCTTCGAACAAAGCAATTCTCGACATAGATTTTAAAAAAAGATTTAATAAAAACCAAGAATTAGCAGGAATTACAGATGAAAGTAAGTATTTTACTCTAAATCCAATTTTAAATTTTGATTTAGATGGAGAAAATTATATGTATACTCAACCTACCCAATTTTCAGCAGATCCTAATGTTTGTTTAATTCCATTTATATTTCCTAATTCAAGTGAGTCGGAGGATCAAATCGCTTATTTTTTTAATGTTTTAAAAGGTTGTGGTTTTAGATTAAAAGAAAGTGCATATGTTGCTAGTATGTTAGATATTCCAGTTAATATACATTATATTGGCAAGGTTTTACAACAAGTAACAACAAACAATTCTGTACCTTTATTAAAGTTTTTAGAACAAATAATGTATGGTATTCAAGAAGCTTTAGGAAGTATTAATAAATTTTCAGTAACTTATGATCATGATGAAAATGAAGTTGTTTTTAGAGATGATGTTCCTTTAGATCCTAAAGTAGCTACTAAAACTAAAGTTCCCGCAGACCAAAGAATGTTATTTAATGTTAATGGTTTTAAACCTAAATTAGAAAATGCTTCATTTATTAATAATGTAAGTATGACTACTACTTTATCTAATAAATTTGCAACAATGATTTCAATAGGTGCCCAATCACAATCCTCCTCTGATGTTGTTGATTCAACATCTTTTAGTAGGTGGAATGCAGGTTTAAGGGATAGTGTAACTCCTAGTAAATTAAGTAAAACTGGACTTCAATCTACTATTAAACAAGCTAGCGAACCTGGTAAATTATTTAAAAATAGTATTATATCTTTAAATAAACCATCAGCATTAATTCCTTCATTTTACAGTAAAGGAATAATGCCTAGTGGTGACGTCCAATCAACTGCTCAATCTTTAAATGCTAATTTTAATAAATATTCTAAAACTACTTTAACAAAATCACAAACCCCTAGTTCTCAAGGATTTATTCCTTTTAGTATGAATTTAGATATGGATGGTTTTTCAGGGTTAAGAATATATGAAAAATTTTATATAACTACAGAAATACTTCCCCCTTCATACCCAAAAACCCTATCATTTATATGTAAAGGATTAACTCATACAGTTAATGCTAATGGTTGGAAAACTAAAATTGATTCTTTAACAATAACATCTGTAGATGATGATGATAATTTAGTTATTAAGGAGAATGTGGTAAAAAATAATCTTCAAAATTCACGTCTTTAATAATGTATTTTCCTCAATCACAAATAAAAACTAATTTATACACTAATGGGGGTGAATTTGTCTTATTATCTACAAATCAAAATTATCAAGGCCCTTATTGGTCTACATCATCAGGAAAATATTATACTAAAAAAAATCCTCAAGATATTCCTTATGAAGAATTAATTAAATTAACTGCTTCCCCTCTTACTGATAATTCTGTAGTTTCAATATTAAGTGTTGAAAATGAAAATCAAGTAAATAATCCAAATTATAATTATGAGACTGTAAAAGCATATGATTTGGCAAGAGGGATAGATATTAATAATCCTATAATTAAATCTCTACCATCTTATTTTTTACCTACTCCAACAGAAAAAGATTATAATTTAGGGGCATTCACAAGGTATTTATGTAAAAGAACAAATCAAAATATTTATATTGAAATAAATAAAGATACTTTTGAAGGTTTAAGCAGTTCTGATCCTTCTTTATTGTTTTCACTATACACACCTTTTAAAATAACTTGGACTTTAACAGGTACTTCTATAAGCGAAGTATCAAAAATTAATTTTGATGTAGTTTCACAATACGAAAAACAAAATAGATTTAAGGGTCTAGTAAAATACTTTAAAAATTATTCTCAATTTTTTAAACCTAGTTAGGAGTATAAATTATATTTTCGTATATTAGGCCTATGTTTTGGCTAATAGAAGATAACGAAC